AAGCGACTGTTGTTCCTACTGCTGCTTGTTGATTTCCATCACCAACTTGTAAATCTGCAATCGATGCAAATCTTTGACCAGCGTTTACTACAACGCCCATTAGTGATAATAAAGTCTGTGATGGTTCTTTAAATGGTAACATCATAAACGAATCTCTTAAATTTCCACCTGGTGCATCTACATCTCTGAACTCACCGGGTTGAATTGATTGTGCATCATCTCTAATTCTAATACCACGTTGTTTAAATCCAGCAGGTAAATTAGATAAAGTTCCAGCATCTAATAATTGTCTAAGTGCACTTGTTGCAGTTCTACTTAGTCCACCGATCATATGAATTAAACCAAAACCATAAAAACCTAAACCTGGTAAAAATTTAAAATGCACAAAATATTGTATTTTCTTTTTTAATGGATCTCCTACTTCATAGTTTCTTTTAATAGAAAGAATCTCTCGTGACCCTTCTTCTAAAGTTACGATGTAAGGTATTTTAATTCCTGAGGGCTCACCAGTCTCTGGATCTGAATCTTCAAAACCTTCTAAATCTAAATCCACATGACATTCTAATAATGTATATACATCTTCATCTTTAGTTTTAGATGTACCTTCTAACTCTCGTTCTTTTTTCTCAATATCAGATTCTTTGCTATCAGGTTTAGCTAAGTCTATGTCTCTATAAAAACCTGCTACTTGTTGTTTTCTTAAATCATTTTCTGAAACTTTTACACGATGAATAATTGCTTCCGCATCATCTAATGAGGTAGCTGTGTATGGAACAATTAAATCATCTGCCGGAACAAATTTTGATACTGCTCTTTGTTCCATGTCATCATAGTAAACTTTTTTAAAAGCAGAACCTGCAAGAGGGAGATTAAATAACATTTGATCAAACTCTGGTTCATACTCTTTCATCTTTTCCATGATTTCATAATTCATAAAATCTTTAACACGAGATGCTTGTTGAACTTTCTCTGGTGTAGATAAACCAATTACTTGTGTTCTAACTGGACCATCTGCCGGTAATAATTCCTTATATGCTAATGCTTGAAATTGAGTTACTGCTTCTGCAAGAACTGGGTGTGTTGCACCTGAAGCTCCTTGGAAAGGTTCTGTTCTGTTACTGTATTTAAAACCTAAAAGGTCTAGACCTTGAATATAAGTTTTCTCCCATTCTTTTCTTGATGAAGTATAATCCATATACTTACCATTTAAGTCTGAACCTAATCTACCCAATACATCATCTGGTAAAAAGTCTGCAAGATTTGCATAATGCTCATCACCGCCTTCAGGAGTTGCGGCAGCTGGATCTAAATTTATATCAACGGATCCATCTTCATTTTCTTGAATATCAACTGGACCAAGAGATTCTTCTTGTGCTTCAGTTTCTTCAATTACTTGTTCTTGAACTTCTTCTCCACTAGGAAGTTCGAATTCTTTTCTGACTTCGTTGGGAAGTGCTTTGTCTATATCCGCCATTTATTTTTTCTCCAGATTGTTTGACTGTTTTAACAGTATTATAGTTAATATTCAAGCCCTGAGGCGTGGGTCCGGACTCAGGGGGTAATAAGTGTTTCTTTGGGTATTTATTCATCATAAGTATATTTTCTCATGTTTTCTAAATCATCGTCTTCAATGTATTCTTCAACATCTTTAAGCTTGCCTTCTGCATCAGGTCTAGCGCTTGCTTCATTGTAAGTCACGCCTCCGGTCTCAGGGTCTACTTCTATCTCTATTTGATTTTCTTTGTAGAGCATATCTCCATCTTTATCTATTTCTCTAATAATTGTTTTATTACCTTGCTCCGTAACAACATAATTATCTGCTTGATAAACGTCTGCAAATTCATCTGCTCTTTTACCAGTAAAATATTTCATTCCTGTTGCTTCAGCTTTTGCTTTAACTTTAGCAATAAGATCGTTTATAAAATCAGGAATACCATCAGCAGTTCTTTTAACTACTTCAGCTACTTTTGGTGCTTGAGTTCCAATATCAATAAATCTTCCAAGTAAAGGTATAGATGCAATACCACCCATGATCTTCATAAACTTTCTTTTTTTAGGATCTTCTGGTCCGTCTGCAAAACCCATACGTCCGCCATATGCTGCAGCAGCTCTTGACATTAATTCTTCTGTATCTTTTTCTTCTTCTAGAAACCGTAATCTTTCTTCAGGATCCATGGCTTCAATCATACGTTTTTTCTTTTGCTCTTCATCGTAAAGTTTTTTAATTCCTTCAGCTCCTATTAAAGCTGCACCTACTGGAGTAAATCCTCTAGCTAATTTAAAATAAGGATTTAAAGCTACTCTTTTTGCAAGTCCCAATATACCTTTTCTTTTTGCTGTTTCTCCTAAAGTTCTTTTTGTAATATCTGGAAGTAAAAGTTCTGCTCCAGCCATTGCTAAATTTGGATCTTCTTTTGATAATTCTGAAGCTGCAAATCCAGAAGCAACTAATGGAGAGCCAACAGTTTTTAAACCAGCCTTACCTAAATTTTTTAATGTTTTTAAAATTTGTGGTGCATACTTTGCACCGAACAAACTTCCTGCTGCAATAGCTTCTGCAGGTACACCTTCAGGTTCTTTAGGCTTTGGTGAAATATCAGACATCATAGATGCTGATGCATATTGATTTTCAATATCAGAAAAATCATATTCTAACTCAGCTCTAAGATCAGGATTTTTTTGCATTAGCTTTTCCATTGTATTTAAAAAACCAGGTATGTTTCCTTTTCTCATTTGTCCTAGTCCTCTTAAAGTAAGACCTGAGTTTTGTAATACACTTTTAAATTTTGGATTTTTTAAAACGTCAATCATTTTATTATATGTGTTATCTAACACTGAAGTTAGGTTAGGATCTGTTTGAACAATTTCTTGAAGTTTAGGATTATCTTTATATTGTGATTTTAAAGCTTTTAATCCTTCTGGGGTTGAAGTTAATTCTGTAAAGTATTGTTTAAATCTTGTTTCAGGATCACTAATAAAATTAAAATCTTGTGTAGGTGTCAAAACACCATTCTTTAATGAATAGGCTTTTTTATTTTTAAGTTCTGATGGATAACTTTCTTGAGTTAGTTTATTTAATTTATCTAAATTTTTTTGTGGATTTATACCTTGATTAATCTTATCTGTAAGATCTCTTCTTTTTTGAGAATATCCTCCCCATCCTAAATTTAAATTTCTTTGTTTAGTCATACCAACTAAATTTTTTAATCCTCTTATAATATCTTCTGGATTATCTAGTTTTGCTATTTCAGTCATACCTTCAACATGGTCTGCATTAAAAACTAATGATGGTGGTAATTGACTTAAATCAAATATCTTTTTTAATTGGTCTGTTTGACTAGTCATAAATTTTTTAATTGATGTATGTCCATCCAATGCTTCTTTTAACTGTTTCTCTGTTAAAAAATTTTCAACAGAAGCTACATTCTTTTTATATAATTCACCTGTTGAACTTCTTTTTGCAATAAAGGTATCAACTTTATCTGGAAAATATTTTCTTAAAATGTTTGCTCTAGTCTTTCCTGTTCCAATAGAATCATCTCCTATTAAAAATAAAGTATCATCTAAGTTATTTAAAGTATCGGCGTATTTTTTTTTTAAAGCTTGTCTATCAATAGGTGCACCATCACCGTAAAATTTTTTATCTACATTATAATATTCTAAATAATCATTTACTCTTTTTTTAAGAATGGGATTAGTTTCAATTTTTCCAGAGTAAAATAATTTTTTAAAAAAAGTATCAGTGGGTTTACTTGTTCCTGAAGAACCTTTTGTTCTAAGCAAATCACCTACCCCATATTTTTCAAATGGTACTTTAGAATCTATATTTCCTATATTAGGATAACCATCTAATATTGCTTTTCTACCTGAGCCACTTTTAATTCCAGATTCTTCAAATGCATCTAACATGGCTTTTTTAAAAGAATTGTAATCTCTTAAATCATATTTATTTATATTTTGATCATAAAAATTATTAACAAAATTATTTATCTCTTGTGCTTTATCAGTAACTGCTTTGTTTCTTCCAGATAGTTTAAGTTCTGACATTTTCTTTTGTCTAGCATTAAAAGATTTTTGAGCTTCTTCTAAAGTATCAAAAGGTCCTTGCTTTATAGTTGGTGATTGACCTTTTCCTGGTCCTTCATATTCTGGATTACGAATTGCATAAGTATATTTATTTTTATCTACACCTGATTTAATTAATTGAGGTCCGGCAAAACCTTCTCTTGATCCAAGATCTTGTCCTTCTATGGCACCACCACCTATTGCAAAGTCTTCTCTAGTTTCGGTTTTTGGAACTGATGGTCTTGTTAACCAAGACATCATTTGATTATAATTTGCTATCTTATTTACTTCAGACATTATAGTCCCATCAAGTAGTTTAGACCGCCTTGATTATTATTTTTTCTTCTAGTAACTTTATCAAACTCTGCTTGAAATTCTAAAGTATCACCATACTCTGCTAATAATCTATCATAAGCTTCTGGATCTAATCTTCTGTTTTCTAACATTTTAATAATTCTACCTTGCGTGTCTTTATCCATATCCATGATATCATCTGCAAAGTTTTCATCTATTTCTGGAAACTTTGTCATTAATTTTTCTTTACTAAGTTTAAATCCGGATGGAACTGGTGGTACATCTAAAATTTCTCTAGACTCCATAGTAATTGCATCTGGTTTATTTCTAGCTTCAAACTCTGAAATTAATTGTTGTGTAGTTTTTTCTGGTTGATCAACTTTGTCTGCAGTAGTAATTGAATCTTCACCAAATTTATTCATGATTTTACTAATAGCACTTTTTAAAGATTCTATTCCAGATACTGTTTTGCCAACTTTTGGTATTTTTTTAATTAATTTTTTAGGATCGTCATTTCCTTCAGCATAACCTATTCTGCCGCCCATAGCTTTTTTAACTCTAACTACTTCATCAAAAACTCTTTCATAAAAATCTACAGTCTCATCTATATCAACACCTTCGTCTCTAGCGTTTGATTTAATCTTTGCAAGTGTAGTTGCAAAGTCATCTGATTTAGTTCCTGAGTACATAATGTTTGTGAGTAGATCATCGTCAATACCTTGTTCAATCAAGTCATCAAACATATTAGATCTAACAACTGCACCCATATCTACATCTTGAAATATACCTGTACCTGCATCTTCAACTAAGTCTGCTATAAATAATTTTTGTTTAGTAGTTTTAGCACCTAACTTATCAATGAAGCCTTTAGCTTTATTTAATTTTCTTGCATTCTCTTCTAATGTAAATGCAGACATTTCATCTTCAGTTACAAATGGTCTGTCTAGATCAGCAGCCTTTTCTCTTTGACTCGGTGATTCTTTTACTACCTTACCTCTTTTGTCCATACCTGGTGCAAAGCTTACTTCTTCTACATTATCAAAATAACCTTTACCGAATTTTTGATCTACAAGATTCTGTACGACGTCTTCATCACTTATTGTATAATTTTCAAGTTCATCAATAGGTTTCTTGATTCCTGGAGCCTGACTCATGATGCCTTGATCTTTATAATCATCTAAAATAGAAATATTGTCTCCTTGAGCTTGAATTTTGTTTTTAGCTTCTTCTCGGATCATTTGATTTTCAACAGCATTAGGTTCTCTTTTTTTAATAGATCTAAAACCTTTTAGTAAAGCACCATACGCTTCATCTATTGATTTATAAATCTTACCTATTTTTGGAATTTTTTTAATGAACTCGTCCATTAGTAATATGTCCTTTGTTGTTGTGGCGTTTCTTCATCCTGGTAGTCTTCAGGGTGTTGAATTAAACCACCTTGTCTAAATCTCATAACAGCTTGGGTCATGGAATCCACTAAATCATCGTGGTCTCCATATGGAAAAGCTGCACATTCTTCGATAACTTCCTGTGCAAAGTCCATATCTTTGGGCGCCCATATTCTCCCTGACTCAAACAGCGGAGAGACACTGTTAACCCTCGTATGTTTATCGTTACCTTTAGAGGGTGTGAAGTTTATAACAGGTATC